GCAATTAAATGGCTTGCTATGACCGCTGGGCAAACTTTAATTTATACAGTTGGAACAGCAGTTACTTCAACTGTTATATCTGGAACTTTAACAATAACCACTATTTCTGCTGGAGGTGGTAATGCTGGTTCTTCTACAACTTATGCAGCAAATGCACAAGGCGGTGGTGCTGGTGGTGCTGCCTCTGGTGGAGATATAAATATTAACGGCGGTACAGGTGGCACTTCTTATGGTTCTTCTACGGCAGTAGCAACCCAAGTTTCAGGGGTTGGCGGTAATTGTCCTGGCTTTGGTAGTGGAGGTACTAACACTGCCGCAGCAATTTCAAACGGGAACAACGGTATAGGCTATGGTGCTGGTGGTTCGGGCAGTATAGGTAATACCAGTGTTGGTACAGGCACAAGCGGCGTTATTATGTTTGAAGCATATTAAAAGGTTAATCATGGAAACAACTTGGACAATCACACAACTTGAACACAAAATAGCGAATAAATTTGTGACTGTTGCTCATTGGACTGCAACGGCAACAGATGAAAATAATTCATTGTCTATCTCTAATGTTTGTGGTTGGCCTGAAGGCGAGCCTACAATTCCATACGATGAGCTTACACAAGACATAGTGTTAGATTGGATTTGGGCAAATGGAGTAGACAAAAATGCAGTAGAAGCAGATTTAGCTACCTACTTTGAATTGCAAAAAAATCCTGTCAGTGCAACTGGCTTACCTTGGTAAAGGAAAAATAATGTCACTTACAAAAGTATCTTATTCAATGATTACTGGCGCACCAGTTAATGTATTAGACTTTGGTGCTGATCCCACTGCTGTAGATAACGCCGCAGCATTTAATTTGTTTTTTGCGTCTTTTGTAGCAGGTGGAAACTATGTTGTTCCTGTTGGATCATTTAATATTAAATCTGCGTTAACAATATCTAACGCAAGTAATTGGACACTTACCATGTATGGAACAATTGTTCCTGTCACCACTACTTCACCTGGCGTGTGGGAAGTTTCTAGTCCAACTGGCGTTATAAACATAAGTGGATGCACAGACTTCACAGTTATTCCACGCATAGCACAATCATCAGTTGCATCGTTTGGAAATGGCAACGTAATCTATTTGACCAATTGCCAAAGATGGACTATTCGTGATGGCAACATCAATGTTGCTTGTGATGTAACAGTTATCGGAGGCAAAGGCGCTATTCGGATAGGCGCAGACTGCTCAAGTTTCAAAATTGTAAACAACTATTTAAAAGCATGGTACGGCGTTTTTGCTGGTGGCAGTGTTGCAGATACATGGAACAACATCAAAGATGGTTTAGTTTCAGGAAATGAATGTGTAGGCCAAGGAATTGGAACTGATGGCGGTATAGGTATTTCTTTTGACTCGCCTAACTCTGCATTGTCTGGTATTCAAGTAATTGGAAATAATATCCATACTTACGGCAATCTTGTAAATGCTTCGATGGGCATTGCTTTTGCCAATATATCAAACAGCCAAATAATTGGAAACTATTGCACCCTTGTTCGTGAAGGCATCCACGTTGAGTATGGAAGTTCAAACATAGCCATTCGGTCAAACAAAGTTTATGACCCTTATAAATTTGGCATCACATCCGTAGTGGTTGCGGGGTCGCCATCAATGTACGAAGTGGACATATCTGAAAACGATGTGATGTGGGAAAACGTAGTTCCAGACGGAACTCAAATTGGCATTGCTATGTCTGGCGCAAGCGCGGCGTTATACAAAGACGCATCAACGTGCAATAACAACAAAATTACAAATCGTGCAGGTGCAAATACAACTGCAAATGGAATACTTGGAATTTTTACGCAACAATGCGATGTAAGTAGAAACACCATACTTGGATACCATACGCAAGGCATCTACATAACCAATGCCTCAAGTGGGTATGGCATGGCAAGGTGCGATCAAAATACACTTTATGGAACTTTTACAGATGGAATATTGATAACTCCAAATGGCAAAGGAGTCCAAAGCGCCATAGGAAATAATGTTGTAGGCGCAGCAAACCCGTTAATTTATACCGTAGAGTACCCGTTTTTTGGTCATGTGTATCAAAATCCTGCCAACTACAATTTACCTGCCGCTAGTGGTAGTTTGGGCAACTTTACAACCGCAACTATTCTTGCAGGTACAGTTGCACAGCATAGGCAAATAATAATTACTGTTGTTGGAACTGTTACCACTGCTGCACGGGCCGTTAACTTTTTGCTGTCTGTTGGCGGCACTACGATCTATACAACAGGCGACACAACGTGGAGTGCTACAGGTGGATTCCAATTCAGGATCACAATGGATTGCAGAAATGTACTTGCTGGCGTATGGGCGCAAAAATCTACTGTAGTGGGCAATTGGAATGCTGTAGATGTAAGCAGCGGAAATATTAACTCAGCGTTAAATTTCCAAACAACTGATCAGGTGGTTGCTGTACAGGGGAAGACTACCGCAGCTGGAGCTACAACAGATATGGCTTTGCTTGGGTTTAGTATCCAGTTTGTAGATTAAACATAAATTTTATTTACTAAAAGGCAAATCATGCTTGAAAAACAAACAACCATCAGCCGCATTGAAATATCAAACGACCAAACCGTAGCAGTTTGGTATGTAGTCACTATCACTGAGGACGGCATTCCTTTAGCAGAAGAAGTCAAAGGCAACTATATCCGACCCGGCGATGACTACAGTGCCGAAGATGCCAAAGTTCAGGCTATTTGCGCTACAGTGCATACGGCTGAAGTTGTAGCGGCATACAAAGCAATCCAAGAAACATCACAACCAACCTAATGTTACTAGGAACACAACATGGCAACTACATACTTCATTGATAACTCTACTCCCATAGTCTCTGCTTGGCTTAACGATGTCAACAACTATGTGTATCAAGGTAAACAACGTGGCACTGTTACGGCTACGTCAGGTCAGACTGTGTTTACTGTTCCTTTTACCTATAGCGTAGGTGCTAAAACTCTTGATGTGTATATCAATGGTGTAAGGCAAATCCTAAGCTCTAGCTATACAGAAACAAGCACAACGTCTGTTACATTTAGTGAAGCAGTTCCTGTTAATGCTGTTGTAGAGTTTGTAGGCTAATCATGTCGTACAAGCCTAGATGGGACAACGGAGGTTGGAACGTCATCTGTGACGCTTGTGGTCGTCAGTTTAAAGATAGTGAACTACAACTGCGTTGGGATGGTCTAATGGTCTGTAGTGGGGACTGGGAACCTAGACAACCACAAGACTTTGTACATGGTGTAGCTGACAAACAAGCTCCCCCCTTTACTAGAGCAGAACAACAAGATACATTTGTTTTTGTTTGTACTCCAATTACTAGCCAAGGTATTGCAGACTACGGACAAGCAGACTGTGCTTTGGCAGGTATAGATAACGGCTATCGTCCTGTGTGTACTCTAGAAGGGTCTGAAGCAGTACCCCCACAAGCTATTGCAGGATGTGCTGTAGCAGGTAAGTTAGCTCCGGGTTTAAACGAATTTTTAATTGGATAAAACAATGAGTTCTACTTACACAGTTACCCGTGACCAAATAATTACCTTAGCTCTTCGTAAGCTAGGTGTTCTTGAGATTGGTTCTACACCTGATGCTGACACCATCAGTAACGCTTCTATGTCTTTCAATCTGCTTATCAAACAGTTAAGTACTGATGGTCTTAAGCTGTGGAAGATTTCTGAACTTGTTATACCCCTTACTAGTGGTCTAACTAGCTATACCTTAGGTGGGTCTAGCTCTGCTTTGATGTATGACACTCTTAACCCTACGGTAGCCATTACGAATAAACCCTTAAAGGTTATCCAGGGGTTCTATAGAAACATACAGACTACTCCTTACATTGATACTCCTGTAATGCTTGTGTCTAAGCAAGAGTACAACGTCTTGGGTTCTAAGTTTTCTACAGGTACAGCTAACACAATCTTCTATGATCCTAGGAAGCTTAATGGTGTTCTGTATGTGTACCTAACTCCTGACATCAATGCTCAAACTAACATTGAGTTGCACATCGTTGCTCAGATGCCTTTGGATGATCTAAGCAGTGCTCTAGACATCCCAGACTTCCCTAATGAGTGGATGAATTGTTTAGTATGGAATCTTGCAGACCAGTTGTCTCTTGAGTACGGTGTCCCTATGAACACTAGACAAGAGATTACCCAACGAGCTATGACATACAAAGCTTTGCTTGTTGATTGGGATGTTGAGGCTTCCAGTACATTCTTTCAACCTGATTTCCGTTCTACTAGTAACAACACCTATGGGCGGTAAGCATGGCTACAGAACGTATACCACTTACCCAACCTATTGAAAGCAGGGTTGGTGATTTTACTAAAGACTCGTACTCTTCTAATTGTTTTTTTGAGACAAGAGATCAGAAGCGAGAGTTTATTAAACGTCCTGGTCTTGTATCTGCTAAACAGATCGTAGCTGTTACACCTCCTGCATACACACCTAGTCAAGGTCTTGTATCGTTTAACAACAAGCTTGTTGCTGTTATTAATAACACGGTGTACCAGGTTGACCCCAGTTCTTCCTATGCTGTTTCAACTTTAGGAACTACGTCTAGCTCAACTAGCCAAAGCTATTTTGTTAAAACATTCTTAGATACATACCTGTTCTTTCACAACAAAGTAACTGGGTATCTGTTGAATCAATCTGGTACTTTTGTGGCTACAACTACTCTTCCTACAGCACCATACGTGTCTGGGGTTGTGTACTTAGACAACTACATATTCTTGGCTACCACTACTAACCGTATTTACAACTCAGCAGTTGGTGACCCAACTACTTGGGGAGCATTAGACTACATAACCTTTGAACAGACTACAGACACTTTGGTTGGCATAGCCAAACACTTAAACTACCTTGTAGCCTTTGGTTCTGTTAGTACTCAATTTTATTATGATGCTGCTAATGCTACGGGTTCTCCCTTAGCTGTAGCTAGTAGTTATACCTTTGAAGTTGGTTGTGCTACTGGGGATAGTATTGTTGCTACTAGTAACACGGTACTCTGGATAGGTTCTACCAAGACTAACAGTCGTTCTGTGTACATTATGGATGGTGTATCCCCTATCAAGGTGTCTACACCCCAAGTTGACAAGCACTTAGAAGCTGATAGTTTGGCTCAAGTGACTGCCTACTGCTACACCATTGACGGGCATACCCTGTACATCTTGACTCTTCACGATACTCAAAAGACTTTGGTCTTTGATATGAATGAAAAGATGTGGTACACATGGACTCAATACTCTATTCAGTCTAGTGACCAACCTAACCCAGGTACTTACCAAGAGTCTTATTTCCGTCCTGCATTCTTTGCAACTCTTAACAACGTTGCTTATGTCATAGATGATGATACGGCTACCTTATATTACTTTAGCTCTAACATTTATCAAGATAACAGTCAGTCTATCTACTGCCGTACTGTTACAGACATTATGGACAATGGAACTACCAAGCGTAAGTTCTACGGTAGGTTAGAGATCATTGGAGATAAAGTAGCTGGTACTATGCAGATACGCCATACCGGAGATGACTACAACACTTGGTCTAGTTACAGGTCTGTAAACCTCAATGCTTCTAGATCAGAAATTTATCTTAGTGGTGCTGACAGACGTAGAGCTTGGGAGTTCTTGTGTACCAGTAATGTTCCACTTCGTATTGACGGAGCTGAGATTGATTTTAGGATTGGTGAGATGGACCAAGAACAAGCTGTTGGTGGTGGTAGATACAGAAAATAATATGGACACTGTAGAGGCTGCTCGTTATACTGCTTGGGAAAGCACTAGGGACAGGGCTTCTTGGACATATGAAGAGTTTTGTAAAGCTACTCAAGATTGGGTAGTCCACCCTGTTAGAGGTGGTGCAGTACTAGCTAGAGAGTCAGAGTTACATGCTTGTGTCTTTCCTAATTCTATGTCTAGAAAAGCGTTAAAGATACTAGATAAAACTCTAAAAGAACATGGTGAAGTAGTGACATCTACTTTTGTAGGCAACTCAATTGGGGAATCTTTTGTGTCTAAATTAGGCTTTAAAAGAACCAATGTTATTAATAACGTGCAGTATTGGAGATTGACAAATGGGACTTGAAACAATTGGTTCAGTTGTAGGAATAGCTTCTGGTCTTAACTCTATTTTTGGAGGTGGAGGTGGTTCTAATCAACAAGCGCAAACAGCCGTTGATCCCTTTACCTCTTATCGTGGTAAATTAGGACAGATGTATTCTGGTTATCTAACTGGTGGAGACCAAACAGATATTACCAAGATGCCTGGATTTAGTCAGTTTCAAAAAGGGGTAATGGACCCTGCTCTAGAGGCTTCTAAACGAACGTCTGCTGCATCTGGAATGCTACGGTCTGGTAATGAACAGATTGCTTTAGAAAAGACTGCTCAACAGGGCTACTACGGTTTTATGCAAGACTATATGAACAGACTTGCTACTGGTTCTGGTGCTGGTTACGCTCCTTCTCAAGGTGGTATTGCTGGTATAAACCAAGGTAATTTAAATCAACAAGCTCAGATGCAAGGTATTGGTGGCATTCTTACGGGTGCTAGTCAGTTGTACGGAGGCACTGGTTCTATTGGTGGCAGTCCTGGTTGGAGTAATATTCCTTGGGGTGGTGGTGCAGGTGTAGATTCATCTGCTGTAGGTTACAACCCCGCATCAATGAATTACGTTGAGTAAAGGATATACCATGCCATACATGATGTCCGACCTAGCTGAAGGCAGCAAAGCTGTTAATCAATTACAACAAAACATAGCTGCTGCTCCGTATGTAGGAGACTTAACTAAAGCTGCCTCTGAACGTAAGATACAAGAGGATCGTCTTGCTGCTCAGTATGCTCCTCAACAAGCTGCTTTAGAGCAACAACAAGCTGAAGCTAACTTACAAAAAAGTAAACTTGCTAGTACTGTTCTTGAATCTGGAATTAAAGTAGATGCTGATAAAAAAGCAGCTATTACTAAACTAACTGCTGAACCTACTTGGGCTACGTTATCTGCTTCTGAGCAACAAGCTAAGATGGCTTCTGCAATTATGGCTATTGATCCTACTGATGGAGAAAAGCTTCTTAATTCTTCTGTAGCTTCTTTGCAAAAAGAAGCTTTAGTAAAAGCTAAAGAAGCTGATCGTGCTAGAGAAGTTATTGGTAGTGCTTATTCTGCTATTGCAAAAGCTACTCCAGCAGAAGTACAAAGCATTATTAATCAAATGCCTCCTGACCAACGCAAGGCTATTGAAGCTCAAATACCAGGGTTCTTTAAAGAAACTAATTCTGAATTACAAAAATCTCAACTTGAAAATCTATTGCTAAATGCTAATGGACATACGCTTGCTATGAAAATAGAAAGCAATGTTGCAATTGAAAAAATGCGGGAAGAAAACAAACTACAACTTGCACAAATTAACGCAAACAATCAAAAAGCTAAACGAGAAGAAGGTGCATCTAATAGAGAATCAAAACAAGATTTAAATGCTTACAACGCTTGGCATCGTGCTGAAGCTGCTATTGATCGTGAATATAAAAACGATTTAAAAACTGCAAAAGACAACGTTGCAAAAGCAGAAAAACAAGCACAAGGCTCTAGGATGGTTGGAATTCAAATACCTTTTACTAAAACAACTGGTGGTGTTAGTGGTAAAGGAGATGCTTATGATGAAGCAGTTAATAAACACAGAGCTTTAGAAAAAGAAATTGTTGAAAAGAAACTTAGCAGATTAGAAGAACTTCCTGAAGGACCACAAAAAGAAAGACAATATAAACTTCTAATGAACCAACTAGAATTGTCTGAAAAAGTTGGTGGTGAAGACAAGCCTGATCCTTCTTTACCTGATGCTAGTGGTGCTAAAGGTGCGGCTGCACCTAGTGCTGCTCCCGCACCTGCGGCTGCTGCACCTGTTGTTCCTAGTAACAAAGGAGCTGTAGGTACTCAATCTGCTCCTATACCATTTGAACCAGGTAAAACAGTACCTGAGAATGGAAAATATTACATTAACAACAACAAGCAAATTGCTATGTGGGATGAAAGTAAAAAGAAATTTGTTGCTGGTGAACCAGCTCCTACTTCTAAACCTGCTGAACCCGCTGTTGCTATTACTCCAGCAGAACCTGTAATGACAGATGCTGAAAAGCAAGCTAAAGCCGCTAAGAATCGTGAAAAGAATTTAAGTTTGCCTGTTGACAGGCCTAAACCTACCGCTGCACCTGCTGCTAAAGATACCAGTAAAGATTTTACTGGGGCTAAATCTGCTGACCTTATAGAACCAGGCAACATTGATCTTACAAAACGTCCTGTTGTAAAAAATAAAGATGGCTCTATAAGCACCGTTCGTTCTATGTCTTTTGAAGAAGATGGTATGCAAATACTTATCCCAACTGTAGTTGGTGACAAAGTTGTTAGTGACAAAGCTGCTATAGACCACTACCACAAGACTGGTGAACATCTTGGTATGTTTAGTTCTGTTAAAGCTGCTAATGCCTACGCTAAGAAGCTTCATGAAGAACAAGACAAGATGTATAGCAAACGTAAAACACCTACTAAAACAGAAAAAGAAAAACAAGTAGAGAGGCTCCAGGGATTAACGTCTGAAGAGGAAACTTCTCCTAGATGGAAAAAACGTGGTGATGAGGAGTAATTACTATGGCTGAATTTTCTTTAGAAGACTTTGCTTCTGAAAAACCTCCTGCTAAAGCTCCTCCTTCTAAAGGAAATAAAAAAGAATTTTCTTTAGATGATTTTGGAGGTACTCCTGTACCTAGCAAATCTAGCTCTAGTATTTTTGGAGACAAGGTTAGTACTCAAACTTTAAGTGATCTTGTAACAGGCAAAGAACCTCCTAAGACTACTGGTCCAGGTACGTTTGTTAGAGAAGCCGTATTATCTTCTCCTGGTACTGCTGCTGGCGTAAGTGCTGCTACTGCTGTTGGTACGGCTACTGCTCCATTTGGTCCCTGGGTTGCTATTCCTTCAGCTATTGTTGCTGGTGGTGCTGCTGGATTTGCTGCTAATTATCTTGAAGAAGAAGGCTTGACTGCTCTAGAAGAATCAAGTCCTCTAGCTAAAAAATATATGTCAATGTTAAACGTTGACAAAGCTACTCGTGAAGCTGGTCGTAAAGAACATGAGTACTATGCTTTAGGCGGTCAACTTGCTAGTGCTGCTCCTTTTGTATCTACTAAAACTGCTGCTACAGTTCTTAGTAAAAGTCTTGTTGAACGTGGTGTGTCAGGCACTATTCAAGCTGGTGTGGGTGCTGGTCAACGTGCTGCTACAGGTGAAGAACAAGACTTAGGTAAGAGTCTTTTAGAGTTTGGTGGTGGTGCTTTAATGCCTGGCAAACTAACTAAGCTTGGTGAAAAAACTGTACCTTCAAAATTTAAACCTAAAGAAGCACCAATAACTCCTCCTCCTTCTGGTGCTACACCTGAACAAGTTGAAGCTTTTAAAGCTAAGGTCAAAGAAGAAAAAGCTAAGCGTGATGCTGCTGCTCCTTTGACTGAAGCTGCTATTAAGAACAAAAAGACTGGTGAGATTGAGCGCATGGGTCCTAAGCATGACGAGCAACGTAAAGCTGAGACTGCTGATACCCATGAACAAGGTTTTGTAGATAACCGAAATAACTTTCATGATCGTGAAGCTGCTGTTGACCAAGCTAAACGTGCTGGTCAAATACCTGAAGATCACGTATTAGAAAATCCACCTGGTGAACAACCTGGGTTGCATAGTGGTGATCTTCGTAAAGCTGGTGACGAACGTTTTAAGATTACTGAAGACCAACCTGCTGGCAAACCTTTAAGCTCTGCAGTTGTATTAAAAGATGGCAGTAAAATATCTATAGAAACAGAATCTTCTCCTAATGCTTTTTCAACTATAGGGCGAATGGAACACGGAGAACCAATATCTTTAATAGCAAAAAATGAATCTGGAGAAGAAATTGGAAGATTAACTTATATGCCCGACGGTGGGCCTATAGGTGTTTTTGTAAGAGAACAAGATAGGCGTAAAGGTGTTGCTAATGCTTTATATGATGCTCATGAAGCTGCTGGTGGAAAACTTCCTCCTGTAGAAAGTGGGATGATCATATCTAACGATGCTCGTGCTCTTCGTGCTTCTAGAGAAGCAAAAGCTGCGGAAGCTGCTAAAGGAGAAGTTAAAACACCTAGCTCACCGGATGAGCTTGCTGCTAAAACATCTGAGCCTGTAGCTAAAGCATTTGAAAAAGTTGATCCTCGTTCTGTTCCTAATGAAGAAGAGATGATCAAACATGCTACAGACATACACGAGCGCTTTGGTGAAGAAGAAGCTGTTAAGTTTTTTGAAGACTATCAAAAAGATTTAAACGAACGATCTATACCTGTTCCTAATACTCCCAAAGAGTTAGACGATGCTTTACACAAAGTAAACACTTTTGAATCTAAAGACAAGTCTGAACACGTTGTTGGGTACAACAAAACTTCTATTGGTGATTTAGGTGAAAGACCTTCTATTCTTAATCCTATAGAACGTAATAAATGGGACAAAGAAGCTGCTAGACGACTTGAAGAAATGAACAAACTTCGTGAGGCTGCTTTTTTAGTCCGTGAAAATGGTGGCAAAGTTGGCGGTGAACTTGGTAAAGTTTTAGATGCTATTGATGCTGAAAACATAGCTCTTGTTCGTAAGATCAAAGCTATGGGCGGTGACGTTGGTGACGAGTTTGCTACAGGTCAATCTCGTATTCGTTTGTTTAGTGAAAAAGAAAAGCCAGGTTGGAAAGAAACTATTAAAGAGTTTTTCTCTAACAAAATGTCTTTTGGAGACAAGGTTGCTGAACAAGCTAACGCTGCTATAGAACGTAAAGTGTTTCAAACTAATGATGGTCGTGTCATTGAGTTTCATAGACAACCTAAAGACGTTACTACACCTAAAGGTGAGATCAAACAAGGCACACAAATCTTTGAATGGAAAGATGGTCAAAAGCGTTTGATAGGTTTTAGTGATGATCTAAACTTTAAACGTGGTGATACTTTTACTTCTACAGATGGCAAAAAACTTACTGTAGTTGACGGTAAAGTACCAGCCATTGAACAACATTCTCCGTATCGTTATTGGCATGATGCAGAGGCATCTGCTCGTCTAGCTAACATGGGTCTTCGTAAGATGGCTCGTGAGCTAGAGCTAGTCAACAATCTTAAAAAGTCTAAACTGTTTGAGACAGTTGGGTTTAGCCCTGATAAACCTACTAAAGATTTGCCTAAAGGTTGGATTACTCCTGCAAGCATAGCTCGTATTCCAGAGTTACGTGGTTGGCATTTTGATCCTAAGACTGCCGCAATCATTGAAGATTTTGCTAAAGTCTGGGACAACACTATGTGGATGAAGGCTACTAATGCCATTGTCAAAAACATGATGTTGAATCCTGTACCACACATGTTCAATGAAGTAATGCACCTTTGGAATGCTCGTGGTTTTACTGGTTGGATTGACCCTCGTCAACTTGGTACGTTTGCTGACACAGCTAGAGTTGCTTGGAGAGATGTAGGTAATCAAACTCAGTTTTACCGAGACATTATGCGTGAAGGTGGTTCTATTCTTGGTGCTGATCCCAGGAACAAACACTTTGAAGCTATTCAAAAAGAAGCTCAAAAACAAATGTTTGAGACTCCTGAAATGCAAAGAAGCATGGGTCAACTAGCCAAGAAACTTGGCACTAGTGTTGGAGATTTGTACAACGGCATTTCTAATGCTTCTCAAAAGGCTATGTGGTTTACTCGTGATGTTATGTATGTCCAATACATCCGTGAGATTATGGCTAGACAAGAGAAAAGTACTGGCGTTAAGATGGAATTAAAAGACGCTATTGCACAAGCTGAAAAACACATGCCTAATTATCGTATGCCTTCTGAGGTATTAAATAGTCGCAAACTTGCTTGGACTTTAAAAAACCCTAACATTGCTTTGTTCTCTAGGTATCACTATGGCATGGTTAAGTCTTTAGTAAATACTATTAAAGATGTTGATCCTCGCAATTTAAGAACACCAGAAGGTCGTGCTCACTTTAGAGAGGGCGTTGACTCTATGTTGGCTATTGGTGTTGCTATGGGAGTGTTGTATCCTCTTATGGATGCTATGGCTGAAGCAGTGTTTGGTGAAGGTGCTGAACAACGTAGAGCTGGTCCATTCCACTTGCTCCAAGCAGGTTTAGATGTGTATGAAGGTAAAAAAGATACTACTGCTTTAATTTGGCCTGTCTTTACTTTTAATCCAGTGTTGTTAACATTAGGTCAACTTGGTTTTAACAAAAAGTTGTTTACTGGCAAAGAAGTGTTCCATACAGACGATGCTTTTGAAGACATAGCTAGTGACATAGGAACATATGCTGTAAAACAATTACCCCAAGCTGCTCCTGTTATGTCTGCTACTGCTGAAGAAGGTGGAGACACAAAACTTATTGCTAGACAATTTGACATTAAAGTTGAGACAGAAGCAGAAAAGAAACGTAAAGAACGAGCACTTAAAGCAAAGGCTCAAAAGAAAAAGACTCGTGATACTCAACGTGCTAAAGGAACATATAACCCATGAACTTACTATTGATAGATCAGTTTGGATGTTGCCTTGACTTAGCTGTTAGGGCTAAGGCTGCTGGTCATACTGTACGTGCTTACATGCGTAACAACGCTGATGGTACTCGCTGTGAGAATGGTGATGGGATGATTGACAAAGTATCTGATTGGGAGAAGCACATGAACTGGGCTGACCTCATATTTGTTACTGATAACACGTTCTACATCCACAAGCTTGAAAGTTATCGGGATAAGGGTTACCCTATTTTTGGTGCTAACCTAGAAGGTCGTAGGTGGGAACAAGACCGTGAGTACGGTGCAGCTATATTGGAACGAGCTGGTATCCCAACTATTCCTATGCAGAAGTTTAAGAAGTACGAAGACGCTATTGCGTTAGTGCTTACTAACAAAGACAAACGATATGTGTCTAAGCCTCTTGGTGATGGTGACAAGTCTTTGTCCTACTGTTCTAAAGACTGGCGAGACATGGTGTTTATGCTTCAAAAGTGGAAGAAAGACAACGCTTACAACGGTGAGTTTGTTCTGCAAGAGTTCCACAAGGGTGTGGAGATGGCTGTTGGTGGTTGGTTTGGTCTTGGTGGTTTCTCTAAATGGTACTTGGAGAACTGGGAGTTTAAAAAGCTAATGTCTGGTGACTATGGTCCTGCTACTGGTGAGCAAGGTACTATTCTTAGGTACACCAAAGAGAGCTTGTTAGCTGACAAGGTTCTTAAACCTCTAGAAGACTTCTTGCACGGTATCAATTACTCTGGTTACATTGATGTCAACTGCATCATTGATAACAAGGGTATACCCTGGCCTTTAGAGTTTACTACTCGTCCAGGTTGGCCTTTGTTTCAGATTCAACAAGCTCTGCATGTAGGCGATCCTATTGAATGGATGCTTGATATGCTTGACGGTAAAGACACTCTGAAAGTTAAAACTGACATAGCCTGTGGTGTTGTTATCTCTCAGCCTGACTACCCTTACGACAACGTAACCAAGAAACACAACACGGGTTATCCCTTGTTTGATTTGTGTGAAGAGGATGGTACTAAGAACATTCATTTCTCAGAAATTAAAATGGGTACTTGTCCTGATGAGAAGGGTAACAACAAAGAACCTTGTTTGGTTACCTGTGGCAGCTACATCCTTACTGTGTCTGGTCTGGGTAAAACCATTGAAGATGCTCGTTGTAAAGCCTATGAAACTTATGAAAAAAAGGTCACTGTAATTAACTCTCCTATGGTTAGAGATGACGTAGGTGAGAAGCTTGAGAAACAGCTTCCTGACATTCAAAAGTACGGCTACTGTACTGACGTTGAGTATTGCTAATCATGGCTACTAAGATCAATGTTCCTATTCCTCAAGATAAGATTGGGGAAAACTTTGTCTGGAGAGATTGGTTTCAAAGGCTTAGCAATAGAGTTTATGGCACTATGGCAAGCCAAGATGCTAGTTCTGTAAACATTACTGGTGGATCAATAAATGGCACATCTATAGGTGGAGTACCAGTTACTAAAACTGCTGACTTTACGTTAGCAGCTACAGAAAACTGGGTTATTAATAATAAAACAACTACTACTTGTACTGTGACTTTACCTGCTGCTTCTTCTTGGTCTGGAAGGTCTGTTACTTTTAAAAACTTACAAGCTCAAACTCTTGTTTCAGCTTCTAGCAATGTTGTGCCAATTGATAGCACAACTGCTGGCACAGCTATTCTTTTAGCTGTTGTTGGTAATTGGGCTACGTTAGTTTCTGATGGAACTAATTGGGTCACTATGCAAACTGCACCTAATAACATTCTTTTACTGGAGTAATAAAAGATGAATGTGTCTGATCAAGGTTTAGAAAACATCAAACAAACTGTGGGGTTTAGAGCTAGACCCTACAAAGATTCTTTGGGCAATATTATTGTTGGTCACAACCACGTTGTAACACCTGGTGATGGTGTTGCTGATAAAGATGTGATTAACTCTTTTAAAGCTCACGAGCTTCTTCTTAACGACATTGAGAGGGTTGTTAGCAACCTCAATGTTATTAGTAGCATGACTCAAGAAGAGTTTGACGCTCTTGTTGTAGACACATTTAAAACACACTAAGGATTTATTATGGATGACGTAGAAACATTGATTACAGAAACTGACAAAAGACTTAGTGTCCACGAGGCTGTTTGTGTTCAAAGATATGAAGGCATTCAAGCTCGATTTGATAGTGGTGATAAACGCATGACTAAGATTGAATACTTGTTGTATGCAGTTATTCTTTGTGTGTTGTTTGGTCCAGGTGTTGCTGCTGAGTTTGTTAAAAAATTTCTTGGAGTGTAAAAATTGATCCCATCAGTTTGTGTTTACTTGCAGCCGGGTTGGTTAAAAACATCCAGCAAGGCTGTGAGCTATACAAACAAGCAAAAGAGTCTTTTGTTCAAGTCAAAAAGACTGCTGATGAAGTCTTAGCAATCGGTAAAGAAGTCCAGGGATTCTGGGGAAAGCTTCTTAGTTTTTTTAATTCACAACCAAAGGTAACACATCATGAACAACCTACTGCAAAATCTAAAAAGCAAGCTTATGTCTCTGTGGATGAGACTCAAGTCAAAATTGACATCGTCCAAAACCTAACAGAGTTTTTTAAACTTCAAGAGCAGTTAGCTGCTCACATTAGGGAAGAGGAAGAGAAGTCTAAGACTGTCTATGACCCTAATCAAAACCATATGGAGGCAGCTCTTAAACGAGTAATGGCTCAACAACAGATGGCTGATTTGGAAGTCCAGATCAGAGAGTGTATGGTGTATCAGAGTCCTCCAGAGATGGGAGCTTTATACAGTTCTGTACACGATATGAGAGAAACAATTCAGGAGGAACAAGAACAGGCTAGGCTGGTTGAAGAAGCAAAGAATAGGTACAAGCTATGGCTACGAAGGGAAAACCAAAGAAACTTCCAAGCAAAGTCAGCGTACCTAGTAGGGACCTTGATCGTTATCGTATACCTGTGGGGGTGGTTTCTTCTAGTAAGGAAACTAGGGAGGACATAGTGGGATGGATTGCTGCTTGTGTTTTGATTGCTGTTTTACTTCCTTTGTTGGGGTTGTTGTACTCTGACGTTTTAGAAGTTAAACAAGAGTCAAAAGCTCAAATTGAAAAGGTTGAGAAGCTTAGGCGTGAGATTGAACAAACAAAAAGGGAAAACAAATGAGATTGTTTTTGTTATTGTTACTAGTAGCTTGTTCGGATTCCTACAGGTATCCGTGCCAAGACCCTAAGAACTGGGGTAAACCCGAATGTGAACCACCTCAGTGTGATGCGTCTGGGACCTGCACCAAAGATTTAATTCCAAAGGAGATGTATGAACAATTCAAACAGAAGAAGTCCTGATGAGTGGCACGCCATTGGTCAATTCTGGACACAAATGGCTTTTGCTATGTGTTTGGTAGGTGCAACTTTTGGTGTGATCTATTGTCTAATCTTTGTTACACAACCTATGGTTGGTCAAGCTAAAAACGATGCAGTGTTGTTTGAGATTCTTAAGACTGTGTTGACCAGTATGATCTCAATCATTGGTACGTTGATGGCTGTGGGTCATGGAAGCCAAACTTCTGTTGTTCCTCCTGCTGCACCTAAACCACCTGTTCCCCAGGTTCCCGTTAAACCTTTGAGTGCAAATGTTCCCAGTAACAATACGGAGGTCCCATGAGTTTGTTTAATCCCTGGGTACTTCTAAGCATTGTTATGGCTATTTTTAGTAGCTTTGGTGGTGGGTACTATAAGGGTAAACACGATGAGAACACACGGCAGCAGATTGAAATTGCTGCTTTAAATGCAGATGCTAGACAAAAAGAACAAGCACTTACTTCTGCTGTAAATGCCCAAGCTAATCAACTCATGAAAGCTAACCAAAATGCAAAACTTCTATCTCAAAAGCGTGCTGCTGATATTGACAGTGGTGCTCTCAAGTTGCGGATCGCTGTCAAAGCCTCCGAGTGTTCCGTACACACCTCCTCAGATACCTCCGCTACCACAGGAGCTAACTCAGGAACAACATCAGCCGAACTTGACGGAGAAACTTCTAAAGCTCTTATCGCCATCACAGACGAAGGAGATGCCGCCATCCGCAAGCTCAACACCTGTCTCTCCCTCTACAACGAAGCCCTCCAAACCTTGAAAGGAAAATGACCATGAACTTATCTGAAAACTTTACTTACGAAGAGTTGACACACACAGACCACCGTGAGTTTGACAACACCCCTAATGAAACTGAAATGGCTAACCTTGTTCGTTTAGCCGCATTCTTAGAGCAAGTTAAAGAGGTGATAGGTGGTAAGCCTATTATGATTAACTCTGCTTTTCGTTGTGCTGAAGTTAACAAAGCTGTTGGTTCTAGTGACCGATCTCAACATCGTCATGGTTGTGCTGCTGACATCCGTGTCCCAGGTATGACTCCTGATGAGGTTGTCACAGCTATTATGGGTTCTGGTTTACCCTATGACCAAGTGATACGTGAGTTTGATCGTTGGACACATGTAAGCATCCCCAACACAGAAGAAGCAGAACCACGCTCAATGGCTCTGATTATTGATAAAGCAGGTACTCGACAGTACGCTTAATCTGTATCGTCATAGAGAGCAGCAAGCATATAGACAACCCACAAACAGATGCCTATACCAATTGCTGCTCCTAGTAACAAAATAAAAAATATCATATTGCTTCTTTTTTGTATTCTTGTAAAAGTTTTCGCAACCACTTGGCGGCTCCAAGTTTTAGCCATTGCTGGTACTCAGACTCAGTAAGACGAACACCAATCGCCCTACCGCTTTTGGTCAGTTCAGTTTTTGGTCTAGGCATTGGTGTTGTTCTCCTGCTGATTTAACTGTAAATATCATGTTGCATTTGGTGCAACGCCACATTGTTCCTTGTTGAACAACTGTTTGTCGATTACCGTGTAACCCACGTAGTCTTCCAAAGAATGTTCTGATTGCTTCAATCATGTTTGTCTCTCTTTCATCATGGCTTTCGCCTGTTTGTATGCTGACTTTGCAATGTCATCGTAATCCAATTCATACCCATCAGGTGCTGTATCTACCAAGGCTTGCATGGCTTTTGCAGCAAAATAGTCCAGCGTTGATATGCCAGCCCTACCCGAGTCTCTTGGCTCAGGCGTAGGAAATGCTGGATGGTTCTTGAGTTTCATTTGTAGACCGCCACTACTTCACCACCAAAACTCTTTTGAATTTCCCTAGCGAGGGACTCTGTCCAAAAAAACTTTGGTTCGTGTTTGTCTTTTGTCCAGACGTATCCGTATAGTTTCATGTGTTTTCCTTGCGCTGTGGTGGGTGGGTGTAGAGGGGTATCTTTGGCAAATTAACTGTTGTCGGCGTATTCCAACTCATTGGTTTTGCCCATTCAAGTTTTCGTTCTTCAACATTGATGTACGCCACAGGCTCTTGCTCTTGCTGTGCCAAGGCTTCTTTGATGGCGGCAATCGCTTTGTACATTTTTTCCGCTGATGCGTTGAACTCATCATCGTTTGTCCAATCAATAGACAACTCTGTTTCAAATGCATCAAGTGCTATTTTTAATGCTTCATCTTGTGTCATGTTTACTCTACGTTATTAGGAACATCTGACAACAAACCTTTTGATGCCCATTTTTTGTGGTCTTCACTACCTGGTCGTACAGGTTGAATTTTTTCTCCGTCTCCAAGTCTGTACGTACCTTTGTTGAAGGTGCTTTGTTGGGGCGTAGCAGGTCTTGCTAAAGACGCTAGGGTTACGTCTGCTATTTGTTTCCAACGTTCTTGCATATTGTGCATCTCTTTAAGATTACGTTCGTTTGCTTCTTGGGATATTTTCATATATGCCTCATGATGTAGTCTTGCCAATGTTGTGTGTCTGAGAAAGTACAGGCGTCCAACTTATTCTTAGCTGCCCAGTCAAGGTAAGTGGTCTTACTCTTCTTGGTTATGCCTTGGTTGCGTTGCAACACGTAAAGAATAGTGATGTCTGGATGCTGTTCTTTAATAAGTGCAGCTTTCTTTCTGTCAGAACTTACCCATAGACCTTTGGTTTCTATGTAAACGTTCTTAGTAACAGTGAAGTCTGGTGTGTAAGTGTGGTTGCTTGCCGGGATTACGTACTTGATCTTGTCTTGTTCGTAAGCAAGCTTCCACCCTTTTGCTTCGCAAGCAGCTTGAAACTTAGTTTCTAAGCCGCTGCGATACCCCGCAGGGTTGTGTCGTTTAGGTCTAGGCATCAACCAATAAACCGTTCTGTAACTTTATCAATTTCTTGTTCGTACTCATTGATGATGTCGCACAGTCCTTTGATGTAAGCCTCTAACATACCTACTCTAAAAGCTAATCGGTCTTCAGCTTTACCATCTCGGTACATAGTCTCAGAGGCTTGTCTTGCATTGTCAATAAAAGTTTGATGGTTTTTCATTCTGTTCTTTCTGCTTCTTTTACAAATGCAGCAAACCAAAGTAATTGGTCGCTGTTCAATAGGAATGGGTCTTCACCTGCACACAACCAATGTGCAAAGCGTGGTGGCATTCTTGGAAGTATTGATCGGTTAAGCATTTGGAGGCTCCCACATATCGTTTGGTTTTTGCCAGATGTACAACAGTTTCATGTTGAGGTGGAAGCGATCATCATCGTTATAGAGTTCACGGCACTTGTCGTACCACTCTTCAGGCAGAAGCTCTGCTAAAGCTTGTTCTGCTTTTACTGGACCAATGCCAGCTACGCCAATGATGTTGTCACTCCTGTCACCTATGAGACTCTGTAAATAAAGGTGTTTTAAACCCTGATCCTTAGACTGAACACTGTGCAACTTCTTTACAAAGTTGTAGTGTCTGCCAGGTATCTGTAGCAGGTCTTTGTCAATAGAACAAATAACCGTACTTATAGTTTCTTTGTCTTGCTGCACACCCATCTCATCATCTGCTTCAAACCCATCACATATTTGTGCTTTGTGTTGTGTTACTAGGAACTCTCGCACAGCTTGCCAATGTGTTGGTCTTGAATCAGGACGGTTAGCTTTGTAGCTAGGAGCAAGCTCCCTACGAAAATTGTTACTGCCAGTGAGGTACACGTTGTAAGACGTAGCGCCTGTGTCTGCAAGGATGTCTTGAATCATTTGGTCAGCCCTTGCTAGAGCTACCCATTGTTCTTCTTTCTCTGCTGACATAGCTCCACGGTACACAACTATGTCTCCGTCAATTAGTGCTTTCACTTAATGTCCCTGGTTACATAAGCAACTGTTTGTGAATAAGACATTGTGAAACCTAGCTCAACAGCGTACCTGTTCCTAATAACATCCAACTTCTCGTACACTTCTTTTTCTAAACCAACTGCTTTGTATACTTTTTTTGTAGATACGGGTTGTGGTGTACCCTCAACTTTTTTAGGACGACCTGGTTTACGTTTGTGCATTGTGATAGTCATTTGTTTCTCTCAAAAAAAAAGTGAGAGCTTTTTACGGCTCTCACAAAGGTTTACGACAACTGCTCAGCAGTAGTTTCTTCCATTGCTTCTTGCATGTCAATATCCCCTGCTGTATAAGCTTCAAACTTACGAGCAAGAGTGACTACGAGATCAAGAGTAGAAGATTCCAACTCAAAGGGTTTACCCCCACGAGCTGCAATGTAGAGGTCTGTGGCACGAGCTAAAGCGTTCTGACGAACAATAGCCCTGTCACCATGTAGAGCAGGGATTGGGAATACCTTCTCTTTGTAGCCACTGTAGGCGGCTTTGGGAGCCGCTACAGCGGGTGCTGTTGTTGCCCCTGACGGGGTAGGTGCTGCGTCTGCTTTACGAAGGATGTTGACGCTTTTAGTCTCAACTCCGTAAGTACCGTTTACACCATCAAACTCAACCTCATAACCAACTGCAACATTGGGGTTCTTAAACCCACATTTGATCCAAGTGCCACCTACTTTCATTGAGAAGGTTGGCTTTGTACCAAACTTGGTGCTTACGTCTTTTGTAGAAATTGCTTCTACGATACCTGTCTGCATTGTCATTTCAAAGCTCTTTCATATCAAACCAATTTTTACCAACTGATGCTCCTGCATTGAGCTTGAGAGCCAGTGGTATCTTGAATGTTTCTTCAAAGTACATGTGGGTACATTTAAGAATTGTTGTAATCTCCGTAATAAAAGCGTCTGACGAATCAGACATGACATCGAACATTAGAGAGTCATGAACGGTGTTAACCATCTTCACATCATCTCTGCCTATTAGCTGCCTAAAGATAACTCCCAACATCATTGGGACAATATCTCCAGTAGCTAAACCTTGAACAGGATAGTTTTTAAACTCCGTTGGACTGAAGTTGTAGGTCCTTGTAGACCAACTATCCTCGTTGTAATACTCTGAAAAACAAAACTTCCTACCTGTCTCAGTCTGATGTACGTAGGTTCTGAACTTCTCCCTAAATCCATCCTCATTGAGATCGTTTGTAGCTTTAGATTCAACCATTGCTGCAAACTCTGTGTGCCACTTAGCCACTGCTTTGTAACGACCGTAGAACACATCTACAAACTTCTTAGCTTCATCTAAGGTACAACCTGCTTGTTTGCTAATAGCTTTAGCGCCAGCACCGTAGATCAACTGAAACGTTCTAGATTTGAATGGTTTACGTTCTTCTTTGGTTGGCATCCTGCCAAACATGTCTTTGTACAAAGCGCTGTGAATGTCAACGCCACTGCTAATGTCTGCTATGAGCTGTTTGTCCTTAGTAACATGAGCAAGAGCCACAACCTCCAATTGATTAAAATCCACTTCAATAATTACCCCTTTACTAAATAAATTATATCTTGAATTAAAAATTTGTTTAATAGGGTTATTACTAATATTTTGTAAATTAGGATTTGTTGAAGACAATCTACCTGTGACTGTTGCTGTGTGATTTAATTTACCGTGAATAAAATCTCCAATGATGTGCTTGCTTAAGCCTTGCACATACGTTGAGAGTTGTTTTGCTAGCTCTCTGTACTTGAGTAGACCATTGATGATTGCAATTGCTTTAGCATCAAACGTGTGCTTCAACATGTCGTTGAGTACTGAGTCGTCAACTGATATTTGTCCTGTCTTTGCAGACACTTTCTCTGGGTCTGGTACGTAGTTGATGAACGGTTTGATGACCACTGTCTTCTCTACAAGCTTGAACTTGGCATTGCCATTCTTGTAAACACCTACTTCTTCTTTGACTTTAATTCTTTTCTTACCACCAAAGAAAAACTGTGACCATTGCTTAGGGCTGTTGATGTCTTCTACATGACCTGCTGCCAATGCTTCAAGATTGAGTTTGACATCTACAAAGTTATCTACAACTTCAACTGTGTATTCATCCAGTCTTACTCTATCAACATGTAATCCGTTGAACTGCATCTCTGTGGTTGCATGAAGTGCTTCCATCTGAGTCTCAATTAACATGAGTTGTCCTGCTGCTACAGCACGTTTGTATTGTGCTTGAGCAATGGCTTTGGTATTAATAACATCTTGTTCCAGGTAAGGAATCAATTCTTCAGGAGGAATCTTTTCAGAACCTAATCCTGCTTGGAAGTATTTTTTGATGGTGTCGTCTTTAAGAGGCAAACCATATTTAACAGACAGCTCATCTAAGCTAGAAAACTTGGTGCGTTGTCCTGACAGGATGTACTCTGCTAGTTGTGTGTCCCAAATTTTATGTTGTTGCAGTTTGTTTTTAAGTGCTGTACTTTCTTTGTACAGATACATCAAATCAAAAGAAAAGTTGTGTCCACAAAGAACTGTTCTGGACATCAATCCATCTATGTAACCTCTAAAGATATTCCAATCATACGTAGTTCTTGGTTCTATTATGCACATACCATAGGCTACGACTTTGTTGTTAGGGTGCATAGGATGAGCTAGTCCTATATCTTCGTTGCCGTTGAGTGTTGTCTCAACGTCAATAGCTGCAAAAATGGGCATGGTCATGGTTTTCCATACGCCTTTCCATAAAGAATTGATTGA